CGAGCGAATTGTGCAGCTATTTGCAAAGCCTCGGCAGTGGACAGTTCGGGCTCAATTTCAGGGAACATACAGGCAGCACCTTCATTAGGGCTACAAACGATGTGGTAAACAGTTTCAAGATAAACAGTTTGGCCATTTTGGCCACCCAACACACCAACACAACAACCAGGCCATAAGGTCTCAGGTACCGTGCCACTGCCAATCGCAGAGCTATTACCGGTAGCTGTAAAAGTTGTAGGGTCAGATGGGGACCACAAACATTGTATGCCATCAGGCAAATTCGCAGGATGGATCTGATGATTGAATGTTAACAAATTGGCCGGCGTAGTATTAGTCAGCAACATGTCATCAATCAGAGACCTACCAGCAAAAGCTACACCTGAAGATCCCGTCATAACACCAGTAGGCATAAGTCGCATACCACCTGCCAAAGGATACATAGCATCAGCATTAGTGCGGACAGTAGCTGCGCCGCCTAACGTAGAATACACAATGTTGGCAGTGCTCCAAGCTGCGCCATCGTTACCAGTAACTGGCGTAGCAATATTAAGGGCACTGTAAGCAGATGTAGTCGAAGAAGCGACAGGAAACGACAATGCAAGAAGTGCACCATCAGTATTCAAAGTGACCAACCTGCGATCATATATCGTCGCAATAAAGTTGGCACCCTCCATATCGCCCACCATTGGTGGCACAAATGCAAAAGGGTCTCTCAATGCAGCAGCATAACGTTGAGCAGGAGTGGAAGCAAGTTGACGTCCAATTTTATTTCTGCGATTGCGTTTACGCGGGGGTTTCTTTTTCACCTCAACCGCAACAGCAACTGCAGGGACATCAGCCGCTTTCACTTTCTTTTTCTTAGCCATGCACACAATTATTTACAATATGTACAAATCGAATACCCAGGTGGGTTACAGTTTGGGTTTAGGCTTGGCCTTAAATTTCTTAAGGGCCTTACCTTTCGATTTTTGTTCAGTACTAATTGCATTTGATTTACTTACAGGTTCATTATTGATCACAACCGGAACTTTGGTTGCGATCTCTAACGGTTTAATCACATTCACAATAGTGTCAAACCGGAGCAAATGCTCAATGATACCGTCAAACGGTAGCTTACGGATTGGTGCCAATCTATCTGTTAACATCACAGGGTCCAACCAGGGTAAATCAATATGTAAAACGTCATACATCCACGATGCATACTTATTGGGGAATTGTACAGATTTTTCAAAATAACCCCACCAATTAGTATCACGAGAATGTATTATATCCACCTCCTCATATTTCTCATCAGAGTTCAAGTAATTATTCATCACCAAACTCACGATGTCACCTATGATGGGTGTTTCAGCATCGGTCAAATAAAAAGCCATGGATTTTTCTATAAGTTTACGTTTAGGAGTTGCTTCACAATCCACGGTTGTATGAAACTTAACTAACTGCCGATGGATATCACACATTGAATTATTATCAAACAGCCAAACTTCAGGGCCATAATACCTAGCTAAAAACTTAACACCAAGCTGACCTCGCATTATGGGCTTAACTTCCAATACTTGACAAATATTGGCTGTA